CCCGCCGACGGGGGTCGGCTGGTGCGCCCAGAACCACCCGGGGACACCCGGGATGTTGTGTGCCTCGGATGTGGCGCCGGGGAGGGTGAGCCGGAGGCCGTGCGCCTCGGCTGTCTTGCGTGTTGCCATGTGATGCGGCCTCCTGGTCATGTGGACAGTGCACGGACCATCAGGCGGCACTCGATGCGCACGCGCTGCTGGTTCGCCGCCTGGTCGGTCACGAAGAACTGCTCGCCGGAGACCAGGACGGCGTCCTCAACGTCGCTGCGGCCGAGGGTCGGTGACCCGTCGAACGCGTCGACGACCTGGGCGAGCACTGTTTGTGCGTTGCGCTGCCCGGCGTCAGCATCGGTGAGAGGAACCTCGACGGTCACTACATAGGTGAGGTCCCATGCTTCGGTGCCGAGCTGATGGTCCGCCTCATCCAGGTTGCGACGGTCGAACCCGGAGAACCTGATTGCGACGGCCGGGAGTGTGTCCAGCGCGCGCGGCTCGGTCGCGTACACTTTGCACGCGTTGCCGTCCAGGGTGATCGCCTTGGCGGTGACAACATCAGCGGCGGCGTCCGCGATGCCGGTGAGTGACGGGACGCCCATCACCCCACCCCGTGGCGTCGCATGTGCCGGTTCACTGCTTCGGTGAGTGCGTCACCGATCGCGGCGCGGATGCGTGACTGCTGAACCGCCACGGACCGTTGCATGAACATCTGTGCCGGGTATGTGCGGTGCGTCGTGATCCGCGCGACGAACACCCCGGGGGCGGGGGTGAGTGCGCGTGCGCGCCGCGGAACGATCGGTTTCTTGACAGTGCCGCCGAACTCCAGAAGCCCGACGCGCCGGCCCCGCTTGCCCCGGATTGAGCTGGTGATGTACGCGCCGCGTTGCGTGGCGCGGGCGACGAGTGACGACACCAGCTCACCGGACCGCCGCGGCGCAAGCGTCCTGGTGACGGGGAGCACCACGTCCTCGGCGACGCCGATGAGCGCGGACCGCACATCCTCATCTAGCTGTGCGCGGGTTTCCGTCATGGCGGCGCGCAGCGCCTCATCCCTGACGACGACGCGGGTGCGGATCACGCGACACCCACGGTGCGGTAACGGCGGAGCACTGTTTCCGCCTCGACTGGCAGGCCCGATGGGCGGTCCTCCGTTGGCGTGACTCCCTCCATCGCCGGCGCGGTGAGCGCCTGCACGCCGCGCCGCAACCATGTGACGACAGTGATGATGCACGCGTGCTCAATGTCAGCGGGGACAACGGGCCAACCCCATTTCCCGGTGACCTCAGCATACCAGCGCGGGCTGAGACCGCCGACCGCCGGAAGGAGGCGGATCGCCTCGATCGGGTCGGTGGATGACCTGTCGAGGGGCAGAAGCAGCCGTTCCGTTGACGCGACGGTAGTGACCTCAGTCTGGGCGTCACTGTCGAGCAGCCTGATGGTTGTCGGTGCCGCCGACAGGTCACCGACCCACAGGTCGCGCGTGCGGGCGGCGCCGGCGACCGGGATGAGCCGGACGGTGTCGCTGGTGTCGAGCGGGGCGACGCGCCGGTCGATCCACCGCATGATGAGCTGTGACGCCCTGGTGATGAGCGCGGCGGCGACTTCGTCCGAACCGGTGTCCCCGGATGGTGTCTGCATGAACTGCCTGACCGCGGTGATTGTGGTGAGGTCACCGGACGCCGCACTGTGACTGGCGATCTCAACCTGGAACTCCGGGGTGTCCTGCGTGTCGGTTGAGGGGAGGGTGACATGCCACCAGGCGAGATAGTCACCGGGGGTGTCGACGTCGGCTGCGGCCCAGTCGTAACGAACGGTGCCGGCCGCTGCGTTCACGATGGTCGCGGCGGCATCGACCTTCAACGTGTAGGCGCCGGCTGCCCGCATCCGGAACTTGACGGTTGAACCGGTCAGGTTGAACGCGGTGCCGGCGATCTTGATGGTGTCGGTGATTGACGGGGAAAGGTTCCCGGCGAAGATGCGGATGGGGGCCATCAAACGACCTTAGTCTGGTGTCCGTGCGTCGAATGATGACGCGACCGGTGCGGGATGGTCGAATGCCATGGTGACGATTTTGGCCTCGACTTTGATGATCCTGGCGGTGTCGGTCTCCGTCGCGGTGGTGACCGCCCGTTGGTGGATGCTCCCCAGTGTGAGCGTTGTCTGAGCGTCGACGACGGGCGACACAACCCGCGTCTTTCTGCGTCCGGCAGCGACAGCGGTGTCGGTCTCCGTCGCGGTGGTGACCGCCCGTTGGTGGATGCTCCCCAGTGTGAGCGTTGTCTGAGCGTCGACGACGGGCGACACAACCCGCGTCTTTCTGCGTCCGGCAGCGACAGCGGTGTCGGTCTCCGTCGCGGTGGTGACCGGGCCGTCACCGAATAGCACGGCGATGAACTGCCGAGCATTCGAGTCAGCGACGGTCGTCCAGTTCAGCGTGAACCCATCCGCGGTGAACGACGCAACCTCCGCCTCAGCGTCTGTCGTTGACGGTTGCGTCGCGAGCAGAAGCGCCTTGTCCGTGAACGACTTCTGATCGAGATCGGTTGTGGTGACATTGGCGGCCGATTGCCACCAGAACCCGCCCTCGTTCGTCCCGTCGGACGCGGAGACGGTTAGCCGCGCCTGGCTGTTGTCAATCGAACTGCTGGCTGTGCGTCCCCATGATGCAAACAGTGCGCCGCGCGGATTGAAACCAACGCCTGTCGTCGATTTCGTGCCTGTCGTCCCGGTTCGCTGCGTTTCGGTGATCACCCGGTAGCTTCCACCCTGCAGCGCGATGTACACGAAGTCCTGTGGTGTTACCTGGCTTACGTTCCATGAGATCGTGAACCCGTCCGCGTCGAACGACGCGAGGGAACCCCGCCATGCGTGTGCCGCCGCAGTGTCAGCCGGAACAGCAAACACATACCCCTCAGCCTGATACGAAATGTTGTTGGTCGTTGTCTGGCCGTCACGGCTGCGGTTCCAGATGACCGCCTGGGCGTTTGTTGCCGTCCCGGACGCAAAACCCAGTCCGAACGACTGTGTGGAACTGTTGGCATTGGCCACAAACCTGTTTGATGCCGTCACGACGAAACTCGGTTGGAACCCAACACCAGTGATCTGTGTCGTCGTCCCGGGGTTCGCCTGAGCGACACCGGACTTTGCGTTGATGATTGAGTCCCCGCCCAGCGCCAGGTAATGGCATTTCCATGCTGAGGATGGTGCGACGGACCAGTTGATCGTGAACCCGTCAGCGTCAAACGACACCAGGTCGGCGATGGCGTCGGTGGTGGGTGTCCCGGACGCAAGGACCCTGATGATTTCGTTCGAGGCCATATAGCGTCCGGTGTTCGACGTGGTGACACCATCGTCAGCTGCACCGGCTATCACCCACCTCTGAGTCGCGGATGTGCCAGCACCGAACCAGAACGCGTTGTCGCCTGACTCGAACGTGTTGTTGGACGTCAGTTTGACGCCCCACAGGATGATCGCCTTTGGCTGAAACCCAACGCCGGTGACCGACTGGTTGCCGGTGCTGGTGTTGCAGGCGAACACGCCCTTTTTGACGTTCATGGGCAACTAACGGCCCCCCTGGCGAGTCACACGCCAAGCCTGGTTTTGATCTCCTCTGGCGTCGCGTAGCCGGGTGCCCCGTGCTCGCCGAGTATCAGCACATGGTCGATCTCAGTGATGCGCGCCAGCTTGGCCATTGTCGTCCCGGTGACGGTGGCGAGCAGCGACTGCGCCTCGGCGATCTCGCCTGCCGATAGTGGCGCCCCGGAGATCGCACTGATGACGTCCTGCGCCTGCGCCCCGGTGAGGCGCCCGCGCCCGTACTCCGCCAAAACGGCCTGGAACGCGTGCAACGGTAGTTTGACGCTACCTTCGACGCCGATCAGCCGCTCGTAAAGACCCATGCGTCAGCTCGCACGGTAGAAGTCGTTGATTACCGCCACCACGTCCGACCCGTCCGGTGTGATGGCGAACGTGTGGCACGTGAGCGGGAGGATGTTCGCGTCCGTCCCTGATGTCGTGTCGTTGTCGTAACAGATGATCAGGTCGGTGACGGTCCCTGACGTGACGGACGTCCACGTGAGGTCCGGGAGGTCCACGGGCATGCGGTCGTTCGTGTCGTCCGGTGCCAGGGCGGCCAGGTTTGTGTCCGTGAGGGTTTTGCGGTTCCACCCGCCGGTGGTGCGTTCCGTCACCGACGCGAGCACCTGCTGGAGGGTGTCGAGGTCCATGAGGGTCGCGTCGGTTGCGCCGCCACGGTCCACGGGCACCACGATGATCGCCGAGTTCGCCGGGTCGTTGCTGTGAACGCGATGGTAAAGCTCTGCGACGCGCCCTTTTGCGATGTTGAAAACAAAGTTGCCCATTTCAGCTCCTGTCCTGCCGGCCCGGCATCAGTCGCTGCGCGGTGCGGGCGTTTCCCCTCGGGGTGGGCTTCACACCATGCTGTGCGAGGGCCGCGTCGATCTGCTCCTGGCGGGCTATCGCCCGTTCGATCTCGATGTCGAGATCGACGCGGAGTTTGCTGATGGCGGCGTCGTCGCGGTTGGTGTTGCTGATGGCGGCGAGCTTTTTTCTGGCGGCGGCCTCGCGCAGCTCGTAACCGTAGCGTTCGCGGCGCAGCGCGGCGGTGATCGCGTCGGTCTGCTCGACGGTGACCGGGTCCGGGTTGACCTGTTCGTCCTGGTGGTCCGTCATCGTGTCGTGCCCTCCTGTCGGGACGGTGCGGTTTGTGGGGCCGGGCTGACCGCAGCCCACCCGGCCCCTTCACCGCTATCAGAACGTCGGGGTGACCAGACCGGTGCCGCTGATGGTCGCACCCGCGAGCGGGTAACGGCCGGCGGTGAACGCCGAGTAGCCGTAGACGACCAGCTTCGTGGTGAGGTTCCCTGTGTTGGTCTCCTCGAACCGGAGCCGCCGGGGCATCCCGTCGCCCTCCTCCCACAGCATGTGGTCGGGGGCGCGGTACACGAGGATGACGTCCTCGTTGGTGCCCGCCCCGAGGTTCGTCGGGATGTTCGCGTCCGTGACGACAACCAGTCCCTGCATCATGCCGACGGGACCGTAGGACGGCGTGTCGTACGTGGCCATCGCGTTCATCGGGGCGCCAGCCGTCGCGGAGATGAGGGGCCGCCCGGTGGTGTCGCTGGCGGCGGTGAACCACCCCCACCGGCGCGGGTGCATCAGGATGTGCGTCGCGCCGAGGAACCTTCCGGCCGCGATCTGCTGGACGGCGTCCGCGATTTTCGGCCACGCCTCCGCGGCGGTCGGTGTCGAGTCGGTGTACGTGACGGTCGCGATGCCGCTGGTGGACCGGAACCCGAGGTGCGTCCCGGACGTGCCGTTCGCGTTGAGAGCTGCGTTGTCCAGGGCCGTGTGGTAGGCGAGCACCAGGTCCTGGTAGATGACCGTGTCGACCATCTCGGACCGCTCGAGCGCCTGGCGGGACACGTCCTGCTGGCCGGCGTACGTTCTGACGTTGACGGTGAGCAGCGTGTCGTCCGCGTCGGTCTCCTGCACGGCGGTGTTCTCGGACGCCTGGGCGGCGACACCGGTGCCGGTCGTGAGCCTGCTGATGTTCACAGTCATCCCGGCGCCGGGCAGCGGGATGCGCCGGATCGTGTCGAGGTACGGGCGGCCGGCGCGCGCGAACGGGGCGAACTCATCCACCAGGTACTGGGGAACGGTGAGGCCGGTGAACGCACCGGTCCCGACGTCACGCTTGCTGGTGGCGCCCGGGTCGTGGAGGACGATGCCGCGCTCACGGTAGACGACGTCCATCTCCTGGGCGTGACGGTTGAGGCGCTGCTGGGCGCCGATGTCACCCATGAACCGGGCGGCGAACGCGTCCCGGAAGAAACCCTGACGGTCCTGCCGGTAGGTGAGTTCGCGGTCCGCGGTGACCCGGATGTCGACGGGGCGGCTGTCGGCGTGGGCGGCGGCCGGTTCGGTGCGCTCCGCGACCTCGACGGGGTGGGCGGCGCGGGCCGCCTCGATCGCCTCGGCGCGGTTGAGCGCCTCGCGGGCGCGTTCCACGTCCGCCTGGGCGTCGGTGAACGCCGCCTCGAGGGCGTCGATGTCCGCGTCGTCGCCGGCGGCCTCGATCGCGCCGGCGGCGGCGTGCATCCGCGTGACGGCCGCGTTGTACGCGTCGCGGCGGGTGTCGATCAGTGACATGAGTTCAGCTCCTGTTGTGCTGGTGAACGGCGACCGCCGCCCTGGCCCGCAGCTTCGCGAGCCGCAAGGCGCGGCCGTTTTCGACAGCACCCGCCGTGGGTGGCGCGACGCTGGTGGCGTCGGGGAGACCCGGCACCAGGATGGTGCCGCGACCGCGCCCGACGTGGGGGCCCTCCGGGTCGAACCCGGAGCGACCGGATGCGGCCAGCAGGCCGCGGATGTCGATGCCGGCTGACGTCGTGGGGTACGCGCCGTGCGCGCACACCGTCACGTCCCACAGTGACCTGACCGACAGGATCGTGTCGGTTTCGACGACGCGCCCCTGGTCGTCCTCCTCCGTGACGGTCTGGAACTCGCCGGGGGTGAACGCGAACGACATCTGCCGGAGGTTGCCGCGTTTGATTTTCGGGACGACACGTTGAGTGTCCGGATCCGCCGGGTCGAGGCGAGCGAACACGGCGAGCCCAGTGCCGTCCTCCCTCAGTTCCAGTCCACCGACCTGGGACGGTGGGGTTCCGGTCGCGGCGAGCACTGCGCGGTTGTCGTGTTCGTGGTTGAGCACGACCTCGTGGTCGACGGAACCAGCCTGCAACTCGTCGAGCACGTCCCGGAAAGCGCCGGGGGCGATCCGCTCCCGCCACACCCACGACCGGCCCTCATACAGGGTGGTGGTCTGGTTGGTGACGGCGGCGTGGCCGTGGAACGTCCAGGACCCGTCGCCGGTTGAGGACGGGTCGGTGCGCAGCTCCACGTCGATGAGCGGTGCTCGGGCACGGTGGACGACGGGGCTGTCGGGTGGGCGCGTTGCGGGCATTTGTGTCATGCCTCCTGGTCGTCCTGGCCGGTTGCGGCGGCGTCCGTCACGGCGGGGACGGCGGGGGTGTTCGGGTTCGGTGCGCCGCCGACCGGGGTGATCTGCGGGATCATCCCGACACCGTTGGGGAGGGGCGGCTGGCCACGGCGGGCGCGCGCCTCGTCCGGCAAGTCGATCCCCGCCTGGACGAGTTTCACGTCCGCCTCCGCCTCCGCGACAACGTCACCGGTGACCATGCGCGTCCTGTCAAACATTGGGTAGTCCCGCGACCCGTCACCGAACAGGAACGGGTCCGCCTCGAGCGCCGCCTCCAGGCGCAGCAACCGTGGTGTGAGATGGTAGCGTGCCCACCGTGTCTGCTC